TGTTATCGTAAGTCTTGGTGCACCAGCTACTCTAGATGCTGATGGCATTTGGGATGGTGTAAGTGCTACTAATTCAGCTACTGCTTTTACTTCTGCTGATTATAAAAATACCTTCGATGGTAGTTCTACTTCTGTAACTACTACTGCTGGTATGATTGATGCTACATATGGTCGTACTTTATCTTGCACAGGTAGTTCTGGGTCTGATCATGTATGCACGATTACTGGTCGTGACTATCTTGGTCAAGTAATGGTAGAGAATATTACCCTTAGTGGAACAGGTGTAATTGCTGGTGCAAAAGCCTTCAAATATGTTGATAGTATAGCTATTGCTTCAGGAGCCGCTAGTGATACTGTCGATGTAGGTTGGGCGGATAAGTTGGGTATCCCGTATGCTGGTACTAGCTTACTTAGCGACACCGAAGACGGTGTTGTTGCGGCTGGTGTGCTTACAGCGGCTATTACTACTGATCCTCAGACAGCGACTACGGGCGATCCCCGTGGCACGTTCGATGCGGCGTCGGCTAGTAATGGTTCCATTGTCAGTGAAATTCGTTACTTGTGTAACACAAGTGATCTTCACGGTGTCGAGCACTTTAGCGGCTAGGCATAGAAGATAGGTCGGGAGAGTCTTGGCCTCCCCTTCACTCTCCCGGCCACTACTGTACTGATAAGGAAGTATCATGCCTATTCTGGCTGGTTATTAATTCATGGCAACATTATCTACATTAATCGACCGTATAGCTGATAGACTATCTATGGTAGCTGGTACTGGCGTTCAAACTTATGCAGAAGATCGTATAGCTGAAATGGTCCAACATAAGTTTGATGTTCTATTCGAAGAGGTCTTTTGGCCTCAATTTCTTACTTGGGCAACATGGACCCTAGATGGTACTCTTGGTGTCATTACGACAGATGTTACAGAGTTACTTAAACGTTTTGAAGACATACGTGTAGTCTTTCCTGAGAATAGTAACACTCCATTAACTAAGATATCTGCAATTACCACTAACCCATTTGAGTTGTCTGGTACTACTCCTATTCATTACGAATCTCTTGGTCCTACTGCCTCTAATAAAGTGACCAGAGTATTCCAGATTTGGCCTAAGACTTCTACTGGTGATATTATTGTACAGTATCGTACTAAGCCAGATACATTTGTATCTACAGATGAGATTGACTTTGATGATCAAGCTCTAATCCTTGGTGCTGTGTTTGATTACTTAGAAGACGATGGTACAAATCCTAATGCTACACAGAAGTTCCAATTACTGTTCGAAGCTAGAGTGAAGCAATTAAAGAATACCTTTAACTCTGCTCCTATTAGCCTTGACCCTGGTACAGCCTTACCAGCTACGTTTAGCTTTACGGCATTACCCTAATGGATACATTCTTATTCCCAACTGGTCCCCAAGGTAGATCAGCACAAGTACAACGTTCTAACGTATTACTTGATGCTACTATCAGAGACTTCTCTGGTGGATGGAATGTTGTAGATAATGATCTAAACCTGGATACTAAGTTCTCTAAAATACTAGAGAACATGCAACGTGGTATTGATGGTGCTAATGAAGTACGTCCAGGTACTATGTTGTTTGCTGAGACAGAAGACTACTTAGATGAGATTGTAGGTGTTGAATACTTCAATGGATTCATTGTAGCCGTTGGTCGTAACGGTAGCATGGTATCAGTAGATGCCAATGGTACTGTTACTACTCTATGGAGTCAAGAAATTGCAGGAAGCCAAATAGGTCGCCCCGATGGTTGGGCCACCACTATATTTTGTTCCTTTGCTGTATTCAATGGAGAGTTAATTATATGTAATGGGGTGAATAAGCCTGTTATGATTAATTCCTCTATGGTTGCTATATATCTAAGAGATTTAGCTACACTATCTAATGTGAATACCCCTATCTGTCGTTATGTAATTGCACATGGCAGGTTCTTAGTAATGGCAGGTTCTCTGGCTGGTGGACAAGAATCTATTATCTTTATCTCTGCTACTGACGTTGGTGGCACATGGTTAGGTGATCCTTCTCCTAATGATGCAGTTAACATTGATCTAGGTTCACGTGTTCCTATTGGCTCACAAGTTATTAAGGGTATGGGTAGGTTCCGTGATAAGATTATGATCATGTTTGAGGATGTAATCCTTCCCGGTGCTCTTGCAGTCTTCGATGATGATGCTAACCACACTCCCGTCTTTGATGATGCTATGCAAAACGTTGGAGCATTGTCTCATAGGATCATACAGACCATTGGCGAGGATATGATCTTTGGTGATGTTAACGGGGTATCCTCTGTTAGTCGTGCATTGTTTACTGGTAGTGTGACCAGTGATAGACAGTCCCACCTCATTGATCCTGAGTATCATGCCTCTGTTGAGACTGTAAATAATACCTTTGCCCTAGAAGATAGGGTATGGAGTGTATGGGATAGTGCTAATAACAACTACATGTTGTTCATTCCTAATGCTGTTGCTGCTGCTGAGATTACAGAGTACAGATGCTTTGTATATAAGAGTAATGAGAAGTTAAAGATTGAAGCATGGCACGATTGGCGTAATTGGAAGTTCACTTGTGGTTGTCGTTCTGCTCTTAAGACTATCTTTCTTGTAGAAGGCACACAGATATTTCAGTTAGGTGAACCTACTAATGCAGACAATATAATCTATCTTGATTACATGGGTGATCAAGAGATGTTTGATGATGAAACTCCTTATACTGATTACACAGGACATAACCCTGTAGCTAGTAGTACTGACAGTGGTATCCCTATTAAGTTTATTTGGGAACTACCGTGGTCAGATAATAAGAACAGATTCCTTACTAAAGGTAGTAGGTATATTAACTTTGATACAGTAGGTGACAATAGATTTACTGTAGAGATGTTTACAGATAATATTTATCTGGACAGTTCTGATCTTGGTGAAGACTGGTTGGAAGATCCATTGAAATTTAGTGATTCCCTAGGGTTTTATAATGAAGTCCTAGACCCCACCTTGAGTATGGTATTCGAAGGTGGTGATAGTCCAGGCTTTGGTGCTGATGAGTTTGGTGAAGACTTTGGTGGTGGCAGACCTACACGTTTGGAGAAGCTATATGCTTGGACAGCTAAGTACAAGTTGCAGAAACTCCGTATGTCTGGTGATGCTACCAAAGCACTTAAGTTTGTTTCTATCACTCTTGCCTATTTAACTGGCTCACCAAGGAGATAACCATGACCAGTGCTGTAGATAGTACGTTCCCTGCTGATAACGTAAAAGTTAGTAAGGCTACGTTTCGTGCACAAATGTTAGTGATTAAGAATGAGATCACTGAAATGCAACGTAAGACTCGACTCGCGTGGAAGATTGCGCGTGGCGATGTTAGTATATAGGAGAAGATAATGGCCGATATTATTGGAGTTCTCGGAGAAGCAACAACAGTTACCATTGGTACTACTGCTGTATACACATGCCCATCCGGTAAAGCTGCTAAAGTTCGTATTCAATGGGTAGGCAAAGCTGGTTCTGACAGTAATGGTGATCTTGCCTTTACAGTTAATGGCATGTTGGTAGCTTCTTGGCTTAACCTTATAACTGTAGAGTTCTTTCATTCTACTAGTACGATCTTGATCCAAGATAACTCAATCACTGCTGCACCTACTGGTGCTACTGCATTATTGACTGTTGCTTCTGCACCCTTTGATTACTACTTAAGTGCTGGTGACATCATTAGTTACACCATTGCTACTACTGCCATGAATGAGATGAATTGTCAGGTAGTGGGTACAGAAGTAGATATCACGTAAGGATAGTGTAATGGCTGCTACTGATACAACCACAAACTACAATTTTAATCTCACTGAGTTTGACACTATACCGTGGCATACTGATGAGCATAATAATTGGCACATCGTTGATGCGCTTATGGCTAGGTTCATCTCTATTGGTAATGTCCAAGGTGCTTGGGAGAATGCTTTAGCTGTTACAGTAGGTAATCGGTATATTGATGCAGACTTAGATTTAATCTATGAAGTATTGGTTGCTCATACTACTGCCAGTACAGGTACGTTTGCTACTGATAGAACTACTAATCCTACTTACTGGCAGAATGTTAGTGTAGAAACAAACAGTAAAGGTGCGTATGCTCAAAACACTGAGTATAGTCCCAATGACTTTGTACTTGACGGAGATAGGTATGGAGTTGTTCAGACATCGTATACATCGGATAATCTGCAAGCTACAACTGCTCTATCTTATGATGCAGATGTTACTGCTGGTGATATTGTTACACTCCTTGATGGTAGCGATCTTCTTGATGGGATACTGGGTACAGGTAATGGATTAGTAACTAAGACTGCCACTGGTACATTCACTAATAGGACAATTGTGGGTAGTACTGGTATTGATCTGACTAATGGTGATGGCGTTAGTGGTAATCCTAGTGTAGCCATTGACAGTACAGTAGTTACTCTTACAGGTAGTCAGATACTTACTAATAAGACGTTAAC